TTTCACTGGTACCTATAGAGTTGGCATAATCAAATGCTGCCTGTGTTAGTATTAATGTAGCATTGGCATTATCATATGCTGAATTAGCGACACCAAATGCTGCATTAGATGTATCATATAAAGATTGTCCGTTAGCAATGGTATAAAATGATAGATTGGCATAATTATTAGCATTTGTTCCAATTGTATCGGCATATGCATTACCAGAAATACCTACATTATATGCATAACCATTAGAACTATTAGCCATTGCACCGGCATAGTTATTTGCACCAATACCAGTATTATATGCCAGAGAGTTAGCAGAATTGGCCTTGTCAAAAGCCGCATTAGCAACATTATAAGATGCGGATTCATAAGTTCCAATACCATTGGCATAATCAAAGGCTGCATTTGCTAAAGTATATGCCGCATTGGCAGTATCATATACAATAGTTTCGTAAGCTGTTGTTTGTACCGTTGTATCGGCAAATTCTAAACCGCCTCCAGATAAACCTAATATACCATTATTTGTAAATGTCCATTGATATGACCCACCACTTGTTCTAAAGGTAAACTGATATGGTGCTGTAACTGACATTGATAGTGGATTATCTTCTGTGATAGTTCCACCAGAAGGGAAAGTAAGTGCGTTATTTGCTAAAGATGTCTTACCTGTATTAACCACATCAACAAAAAGATTTGAACTTCTGTTCAATTGCATAATTACATTGTTAGCTTCATACCATTTGTAACCGGCATTGACATTAGCACCGTCTGAAATAGCATCAACACCAAACCAGATACTATCTGTTTCTAGACCAAATGCATAATCATAATAAGGTCCGGCGTCTCTCTGTGGCCAGAATATGATTCTTTCACCTGAGGTGTTGGAAAGGTTTGGTGCAACAAGAGGAACACTTTGAGAGAATATAAGTTGTGTACCATTTGAAACAACAGGCATTGCGGCATTTGCTTTATCAAAAGCCGCATTAGCAACATTATAAGATGCGGATTCATAAGTTCCAATACCATTGGCATAATCAAATGCCGCATTAGCAACCAAATATGCATCATTTGCCTTATTAAATGCCGGGGAGAAGTTTGTTACAATTCCAGTTAAAAATGCACCATTACCATAAAAGTATGAAGCAGTAACATTACTACTCACTAATACATTATTATTTGCATAAAGATTAATTATACCACTTGTATCATCAAAATACATTGAAGTATTTGTTAAAACAACACCTGCTGTGTTATGATTTATATATACAAAGTTTGTATTTTCATAATTTAATTGTGCAAGATGTCCATTTTTTGCAAATACATCAATACTATTTGCTGCCCAAAACTGTCCAATGCCTGTATCGGTTGTATTGAAATATAATGGACCGGTCATAGTATCGCCGGTACGAACAACAGCACCATTGGCGGTATCAAATGCAGAGTTTGCTACAACATACGCCGCATTAGCTTCATTATAAATTTCTGTAACGTCAACACCACCACCAATAGCATTAGCAGCATTATACGCAGCATTAGCAACGTCATATGCAACTTTAAGATTGGCAGTAATTGTGAAAGCATCATTGATGAAATCTGGTGTTAGTTCTATGTTTTGACCAGCATTAATACTTAAAATAGCATTTTCAATAGCAGCAGTAAGGAATGTACCACCAACGTTTACCGTTGAATAGTTATTACCAGCGGAGATGTGTTTGATTGTATTAGAAGAATCTTTATAGTAAATACGACCATCAGCATAGTTGATGGCAATTTCACCATACTCCAGGTTTAATGGTGCTTCACTAGGTACTGAAGATTTTTTAAGTTTGATTACCGTGTTTGCCATTAAAAGTCGTCATTCTTCTCTTCCGGTTGACTTTCTACCAATGGCAACACCACAGGAACACGTTCAACCTCGTCTGCTTTTTTTCTATTTATAACTTTTTTCGGAGGCGAAATTTGTTTTGAGAGATAGACGATTTCTGCTTCCTTTTCGGAAAGCTGGCTATTTTTTTGGTCTATTGTTTTATTCAATTCAGCAATTTGTCCATTAAGCCTATTTACTTCCGCTTTTGAACTTTCTAATTCACTACTTTTTGTTAATAATGCCTGCTTTACTTCATTTAGCTGTCCAGTCAATGCATCCATATGCGATACTTTACTTTTTATCGCTTCATATGAGGCTTTTACATCGTTAGCCTCTTTTATATCTTTTGATAAATCCGCCGACGAATTTTGACATTCTTGTAATTGTTCCTGAAGAGAAGCAATTAAAGCCTCTCTTTCAGGAAGAATGTCTTTTGCAATTTTGAGTTGTGTTCTTAATTGTAAAATGGTACCCAATTGTTCATGTAACATACCCATTGCATGGTCTACATAGGTATTAATGTATTTGTTTGCATCACTCATAATTTATTTCTCCAATTACAATTAGAAAGTGCCTCCGTCGAGCATTCCAAATTGCGGAACACCAGAACCGTTTACTTGTAGAACATTACCTTCGCTACCGGATGATGTAACAAGTAGACCATCTGTTCCGTTACCATATATAACACCGTTTGTGGTGAATGAACCTCGGCCAGTACCGCCATAGTTGACTAGTAATGTACCAGTGTTCACATAAGATGCGTTAGCCGCATGAACGTCTGCTAAATTAGCAGTACCAAAGGCAGCATTTGCTACGGTATAACCAGCATTGGATGATGTATAGGCAGCATTTACGACAACATATGCAGCATTTACTGATGTATAGGCAGCATTTGTAACAACATAGTTGGCATTTGATGATGTATAAGCAGCATTGACTACTGTAAATGCAGAATTTAATTTATCAAACGAAGAATTAGATACTACATAATTGGCATTTGCCATTGTATAGGCAGCATTAATAACATCAAATGCAGAATTTGTTGCACCATAGGCGGCATTAGCTAAGTCGAATCCGGCATTAGCATTATCATAAGCAGAACTAATCCATACGATTGCATTGGCGCCGCCTAACCAGAGATTGCCTGTAACAAAATCGGCATTAAGAACGGCATTGACCATATTGTTGGCATATGGTGTTATTTCATTATCAAATAGAGGTTCTGCGTCATAACCTTGGAACAAGAACCATTCTTTAGAAGCATGGTCACGATAGAGACCAGTGTGGACGTTAGCAGCACCGTTGTTGTAGTTACCAACAAAACCAATATCAACAATGTCAGCAAGAACATTATTATTAGCAAGATAAATTAAGGAATCTTCAACATTCAATGATGCTGTATTGACTGTTGTTGTTTTACCAGTAACAGTTAGGTTACCTGTAATGGCAACATCGCTTGTGATTGTCTGTGTCTCACCTGCTAAAGTTAGTTTAACAAATGTTACATTTGCCCATGAATTAGAATCATTTGCATAACCATAAGCAGCATTTGCTACATCAAAATTAGCATTGGCCAGTGTATATGCTGCATTGGTGACATCAAAGTTAGCGTTAGCAAGTGTATAAGCAGCATTGGTTACATCGTAGTTAGAATTAGCAAGACCGTATGCTGAGTTTGTAGTATCAAAAGCAATGTTTGTTACCGCATAATTGGCATTGGCCATTGTATAGGCAGCATTTGTAACGTCAAAGTTAGCGTTAGCAAGTGTATATGCTGAATTTGTGGTATCAAATGTTAAGTTTAATAGATTGAAAATAGCATTAGCATCTGTGAAACCTGAGTTTGCCGCAGTGAAGGCAGCATTAGCAAGGTCAAAGATGGCATTCTGTTGATCGACGTAAAACTTACCACCGATGGTAATAACACCGGAACCGTCTGAGGTACCGAGAAATAATTTATCAGAAAGATAGGAATATGCTGGTTCCGCAGCATTTAATGATCCATCAACTGGTTTGATGTTGATACTGGATCTTTTAATTTGAATTTTTGTGTTTGACATGACTTAGAATTCTCCTCCGTCTAAGATGGGCAAAGTTTCAATTACAAACTTTCCACTTTGCTCATCATAAACGACCGTCTCGTTATTTGCTATATGGCTGGCGTCAACGTCTTTAAGTTGAACAAGTTCTTGAACTCCTCCACCGCCACCTGCTCCATTAAAGGTATTTATCAAAATTCGGTTTTTAGGTGTTGTTGTTACTACTATTTTAGGCATATTTTTACCTTGTTATTGATGGTGTAACAAACATAATACCTTCGATAAGTCTGGATTTTAGTCCTGCAACTGTATCATAAACTTTAACATCGAAAAAATAAGTTCCTGCTGGTATATTTGCCGTATTAGCAGCATCCAATTCTACAAAAATTTCACCAGAATTTGCCTGTGGTATGGTGCAGATTAAAGAGGCTGTAATGTTTTGAGAAAGATATGACTTTCTCATTTGACTGGTTACGATATAACCTGACAAATTTTGCGCCAAATTATTATCTTCACTGTTCATTTGAACGGTGACACTAAAATCTGTGCCTTGGTCCATAAAAAGTTCTACGTATTCGGACATCTTTTTTCCTTAACTTACTGATGGTAAGAATGAACCATAAAGATAAGTGCCGTCACAAACAAAAGAGAAAACGTCATGTGCACCGGCATCGGTCGTTATTGTAGGAGCAACACCGCCTGGCCACTTATATGCACTAGAGAAATATAAATTGTGACTACCAACACCATCTTGGTAAACATGAAGTATGTATGTACCAACTTGTAGGTTTGAAGGATTCGCTAATGTTGCATCTCCAACCAAAGTAAGAGTTGCTATTGTTCCGAGTGCGGCATTCCAATTTGTTGTTACTCCATAAGACAATGTTTGTTGTAAAATACTGGCACCGGCCAAGTTAATAGTGCCTGTAAATGTTGGACTTGCCGCAGGAGCAGCATTATTTGCTTTTGCAAAAGCAGCATTAGCAGTATTATATGCAGGTGCAATCTGTGGTGCTACGTTATTTGCTGCACCAAAAGCAGCATTTGCAACCGTGAACCCAGCATTTGCTACACCAAATAAAACGGATGTATTTGTCTGCGTAGCAAATACAGTATTGGCCCAGTTATTAGAAGATGCTCCAATCTGTATCGCATAACCATTTGCACCTGCTGATACGCCGTTTGCTTTGGCGAACGCCGCAGTAGTATTAGTTGAAACACCATTAGCAAAACCAAAGGCAGCATTAGCAACACCAAAGACGACATTATCTTGGTTAAAGGCAGCATTAGCAACACCAAAAGCAGCATTAGCAGTATTATATGCCGGTGCAATCTGAGGTGCTACGTTATTGGCAGTACCAAATGCGGCATTAATTACAGCAAATGCGGAATTTACAGCATTATAAGTTAAATTAGAATGTCCAAAAGCAGCAGTTGTATTAGTTGCTACAGAAAGAACATCACCATTTGATGCTATGAAGGTTGTGTAAGCATTTAATGTATTGCTTGTAAATGCCCAAGCATTTGATACTTCAACCCATGTAAGAGCAGCATTAGAGTTTTTGTTACCTCTATTAACAATGATACCTGCGTTTAGAAATGGTGCAGAAGAACTTGGTAAGTTTGTATCAAGAACAATAGTATTATTTCCTACAAGGAAAGTATTTGTATTGGCATATGTGGTATTACCAGATATGGTTAAGTTGCCAGTAATGAATACATCACCTGAAATTGTTCCGCCTGCTTTAGCATAATATGTGGCCGCCGCATAGTTATTGGCACTAGTTCCGACTACGTTGGTATAAGCATTACCAGAAGCACCAACTACTATGGAATAGGCGTTTCCTGACGTTCCAACTACGTTGGAGTATGCATTACTAGAAGCACCAACAACAACTGCATAGGCATTACTAGAGGCACCAACAACAACTGCATAGGCATTACTAGAGGCACCAACTACGTTGGAGTATGCATTACTAGAAGCACCAACAACAACTGCATAGGCATTACTAGAGGCACCAACTACTACGGAATAAGCATTGGCCGATGTTACCGATGTATTGGTATATGTTCTATCGGATGCTGATACCGTATTTGTATAAGCATTACCAGAGGCACCAACTACTACGGAATAAGCATTGGCCGATATGCCTACTGCGTTGGTATAGGCATTTGAAGAATTAGCCGTCACACCTGCATAATTATTTGCCGCAATAGCAGTATTTGCTAGATTGTTTGCTGTCGTATTTGCTTTATCAAATGAAGCATTTGTTGTATTAAAACATGCTTGGTTTGTTTGTATAGAAATAGCAGCATTACCTGTTAAAATCGTAACTTGTCCATTTACGTTATTTGCCAAAGTAAATGCTGATTGTGCTTTATCATCTACTCTTACAACATAAGCATTAACACTGTTTGCCATAAAACCAGAATATGCATTTACAGAATTTGCCATAAATCCGGAATAGTTATTTGATGATGTTGTTGATAAGTTTATGTAAGCATTAACTGAAACTCCAATTAAATTCGAGTATGCATTAACGGATGTTCCTATAAGATTTGAGTAAGCATTTACTGATAATGCAGTTAGATTTGTATAATTATTTCCAGATATACCTATCAAATTAGCATAGGCATTACCAGAAACACCAATAACATTGGAGTATGCATTACCAGAAACACCAACAACCAAAGTATAAGCATTACCGGATGAACCTACTAAATTAGCATAAGCATTACCAGAGGCATTCATAGCGGTTGCATAACTATTTGCTGATGAACCTACAACATTAGTATATGCATTAGATGCTGCTACAGAAACATTAGTATAGACGTTAGATGATAAAGCAACTAAGTTAGCATAGGTATTACCTGAGATTCCAACCACGTTGGCATAGGTATTACCAGATGTGCCGACTAAGTTAGCATATGTATTGCCTGCTATTCCTACAAAGTTGGCATATGAGTTACCTGATATACCGACTAAATTGGCATAGGTATTACCAGAGATACCGACTAAATTGGCATAATTATTAGTAGAAACAAAACCAACATTGGCATTATTATATGCTGAATTGGCAACAACATATGCAGAATTGAGCATACCCCATGCCGCATTAGTTGTGTTGTAATTGGAATTTGTTAGGTCATAAACCGAATTTACACGACCAAATGCTGAGTTTGTAAGGACATAGTTGGCATTTGTTGAAGTATAGTTTGCATTTGCTACATTATAACAAGCATTTGTTGTATTGAAAGAAATGTTTGTTACAACATAGTTGGCATTTGCCATTGTATATGCGGAATTTAAAACACCAAATGCAGTATTGATGGTCTGAAATTCCAAATTTTGTGTATCATTTAACTGGTTTGCGTAAATAATTATCTGGTTAGTTTTAGTAACCCAGGTTTGGAATGTATCAGTGAGGTTAACGTTTGCAATTCCCATTTACTTTACCAGTCCTTTTAGCAAATCTTTTATTTCTTGTAAATCGTTTTTAAGAGACGATACATCATCTTTTAATATATCAAGTTCTTTTTCTCTTTGTCTTCTAGCCTTATATGCTTCTAGAGATTTATTATCCTTATTTATAAGAAATCCTTCGGGGGTTCTATAAACACCAGGTAAATCTGTTTTTGCGTCCGTCATCTAATACCTACTTTGGCAGTTAATAGATCCATGATGGCCTTGCGTTCATCAAAGTGTTCTACATCTTCCGGTCTATCGGTACAACCGTGGAATTCAATAACAAATTCTAATGCCTGAATCCACTTTTCTGCGATTTCTGGACTATAACCCATAAGCCTCATCATTCTTTTACCTGTCTTGGCCACAAAATATGGTGGAAAGACAACACAACCTAGTGCTACATGATGGTCAGCAATTAATACATTTGAGTCGAATCCAAAACAAACAATAGGTTTTCTTGATACCACACAATTATCATAAATCTTTATGGAGTCATAGATGTCAGCATTACCAAATATTTTTCCGTGATTTAGAACCTCTGCATTGTTTCTGACCATCGCATTACCATAAACTTCCGCATTATCATATACCAAAGCATTATTTACAACTCTGGCATTTTCATATACTTTTGCATGACCACATACCCTGGCATTATCATATATCTGTGCCGTATCATATACTTCGGCATCACCATACACCCTTGCTGAACCATAAACTCTTGCACTACCATATACTTTGGCAAAATCGTTTATAACAGCCTTCTCGGTTACTCTTGCATTACCAAAAACTGCTGCATGAGGACCAACATAACATTCCGGATCAACATGTGCCGTCTCTGCTACCCATCCACCACCATTTACATGTTGATGGGCAGGAACTTTACCACGACCATCTTTGAAATCCACATTTATGATGTGGGTCATCATTTCACTCATATCAAAAGTAAATTCCATTATAACCTCTTATTTTTGTAGTGCAATTGCCCTCAAATCACCAACTCTCGGAACAACGGCAGAGTTTACACCATCATTTAGGAGACCAACCTTGAGAGCAAAGTATTTGTATGTGGAGTAAGTAACACCAACATCAGTGGTGTAGGTGATAACATTGGCGGCGCCAGCATAGTCACCATTGAGTGCCACGGTGCGGCCGGTGTATAGGACCTGAGTATTGCCTACTACGACACCAGTTGTATTTACAACATTGGCAGTTTCGCCAGCATCAAATCCTGTATCGGACATAACGTAGATTGTGCCACCCTCTACGTTTTCTACCATAGCGGAGAAACCTGATGTTAGACCGTTTAGAGTAAATCCAACATTAACACCTGTTGAGAATCCTAATGTGTTTGCGATTGTTACCCTATCAACAGAACTTGTAGGAACAAGATATGTATATTCCTTAAAGTTGCTTCTATCATCAAGTGAAGAATAGGTTTGGTCACCATTACCATCCTTATACAACTCAACCCAATGTTGCTGTGCGAATGGCGTGCCATCTTGAGCATTTAGAATTTTAATCCAAACTTTAACATCAGTTCCTGGTGGACGATATGCCGATAGAATAACGTGCATATCTTCAGCATCCTGGCCTTCAGCAAGGGTTACTGTCTTTGAGATATACTTGTTAATCAAAGCACCATGAGTTGGTAATGTTTCATCCGTTGTGTCATTGTTGATAATGTTATCAAGGATGATTGTCTGTGTTTTTGTCAGATCAAGCAATGGTGAAACGGAATTAGATGACGTTTTCATACTGACTGAAATAATCTGAGAGTTAGCACCAGCAAGTTGGTTGATCTCATTTGTTCTAGAAAGAACTGCCCTTTCTTTATTGAAATACTGGGTAGTTGATGGATCAATCTGCGTAACTAATGGATTAGAACCAGTTGTATCAATAGAAGTCATTTCATAAGTCATATCTGTCAATTGGAAGTTCAATGCTGATGGTTCAAAATGGAATGCTGAATACCTCCAATTTGAAATAGACCAGATTGATGTTAGATAACCATACTGACTCCAATCGGTAGAACAAATGATTGCATCACCAACAACAAATCCACCACCTGAACCAGTAAGTTGAACAAGTGAAGTAGGACCATCGATATAATAATCAAGTGTTCCTTGACCATTTGTAATACCACTATTGGTTGCCTGACCTTTAAATGTACCATTAGATGAATAGATACGAATAATTTCACCAATATAGTAACCTGTATTGCTTGCTGCAATAACGCCTGAAATACCAGTGGATACGTTTACGGCGGCACTATTCTGGAATGAACGGTCGCCAACAACAAAATCGGTTACCGCAACAGATGCTCCACTATTCAATGCTGGTAAAGCAATGTGATCGCCAGAAATGAATATGTCACCACGATTATTGGCAAAATCAATAGTATTATTATATACGTAAAGTTTTTCAATTGGTCTGTTACCAAGTGTAGCGGATGCCTGGTTCTTATTAAACTCTGCACGATAAATGTTGCAGGTTAGGTCAACACCTTCAACAATGTCCCAGTTGGTATTGTTGTTTGTCTGATAGAATGTACCAGTACCACGGCGATCATGTAGTATACCAAGTCCGTTAATATCCTGTTCACCAAGTCTAGAACACCAAACATAAAGGTCTGGATTAGCATTGATTGGATGGATAACAAATGCATATTGTGTATTGTTATATAAGAAAACTGGAATGTCAAACTTAACATTACATGGATTAGACTGTCCATTTGTTGAAATCGGAACACTAGCAGGATTATTAAAGAACACTTCCGAATATGGAACTGTGTTGCGTGTAATCTGCTGGCCAGAATCCATTTCACGAATCTCACACCAGAAACCTTCACGACCAATACGTGACACGAATAGATCAACTGAGGTTAGGAAGATACCTTCTTCACCGTTTGGTGCTGCTGCAAGGAATGAGTATGCGGAGCAAGAGTGTGACCTTGGAGCAGGTGGTGGTGGAGCAGCAATATACTCGAACCCAGCAGAATTATAATTCTGTGAAACATCTTCTGTATGATAAGCAACGGTCTTTGTTGTAAGAATTGAACGCTGTTTTGTAATTGCCTGTCCAGATGCCGTAAATGTTGCTGCACCGCCTGTAGAAACATCAACAGGAATATCGGCAGCAGTTGTAGCATTTGTCAGATCAATATAGTTTCGGCTATCAATAACCAAACAATTACGTTGACCAACTCTAAACTGACCTGTTGTAATTTGCATTTGGAATTTAAGTTGTCCGTTAGCATCGGTGATCAATTGGTCACCATAATTAGACCAAGGCCCTAATGATGATGGTAATGGAACAATACCGGCGGCCGCATTGGTTGATGTACCAGTTCTAAGATCATTCAATGTATTAGCAGCTAGGCCATACTGACCATTTTGAATAATCCATGAGAACTGATTAGAAGTTAGTGGTCTAGCACTATTTGCCATTGCCACACTATCAAAATAAGGCCACATACTGGTGTAAGGTTTCATACCGGTACATTGAACAGTGATAACCTGTGGACGAATATAAGAGTAATTTTGAACGTCAATTACCTTATAATCTGTTTGAACAACGTCAGCACTGTCTGCTTCCCAGTATTGTGTGCCGGTACGGACTGTATTATAAACTGTTTCAATTGTAACGCCAGCACCACCAACTGGATTGATTGAGTTAGCATAGTTTCTAGCAGCATCATATGTTGAGAATTGCCAGGATAATGGATTACCATCTGATCCAACACTACCAGTATAAACCTTATATCCTACAACTTGTGTATTCCAGGCATTCCAGTTTGTGGTATTAAGAACGTCAACTACACCGCCAGTGGTATTTTGATTGAAGTAACCATTTGCTTGATAGATGCCATAGTTAGTATTACCGCTGTTTAAGTCATAATGTGCGGTTGTACCATAAGCAGTAATTGCTTCGTTTGAAGTACCTTGCGTACCATAGTTTACAACGTAAATTGATTGCTTTGTTAGCATTTCATCAGGCATAATGGTTGTATCTACCCAAATATCCTGTGATGGGAATAGATTAACAGTGCCCAAATATAACCAAGACTGACGTTCAACGTTAAGATCCATGGTAACATATTGTTGTGCATGGTGAAGAATTTCGGTGTAAGCAACCGTTATTACCGGATTATTATACTTAACATTTGTACCACTTAGGTAGTTATAGACAATAGATTCCATCTTATAAACAGGACGAATTGTCTTTTCTTTTGTATCAAAAACAATTCTAAATTCTGGATCATAATCAGCCGCATTGGAGTTATCACGGAAAGAATCCGTGAATATACCGTTTTTAAATCTATCAACACCAGTGTCGTTTTGAATAACGGTTCCTGTAGCAGCTTTTTCTAAAAGTGATAGTGCTGTGTAGTATTCCAAATTAACTATGCGTTGTTTTAGAACACCAATATCTCTCATTGTATAGCGATATACTGCTAAAGATTTTGGAGTAGAAGCAAGTTCTGGTCTATTAAGTTTTGTAGCATACGCAGGTGATAATGATGGATATGGAGAAATGGTTAATTGTGATAGAGCCATAATTCCAGGTGATACAACTGGAATTTGTGGATTACTAGTTGGTTGACCTTTGATAATTTGGAAACGATTATCTTTATCAACCGCAACTATATCAATTCTACCCAGATAGTAATAGTAATCATATTCAATTACTGAAGAAGGAACAGGAAATTTCATTCCTGATGCTGGGTAAATCAAAGTTGATGTTGGTGATGGATTGACAGATGCCGAACCTGGGGTTGTTGTGTCGGTTGCTGTTCTATCTTTAACAACACGGAAATCTAACTGGTTTCTTAAATCATATGATTGACCTGTGATTGATGATTTGAATACAGGAATGTTTTCAGTTCTAATGTTGTTTGCTGGATTAAATAGAGTATCATTATCTTGGACTGGATAAGAATCAATAGAGAAGAAACCGCCACGGTTGGTGAAATCAGGATAGAAATAATCCAACTCAACAAGTAACTTATCATTTGATGAAAGTAAAACTTTTGGTTTAATTGTAGCATGGTCATAATGTGTATCTCTCTGACCATTATCAAATACGAATGAAGTCGTTACATCTAAACCGGCAGTATTAGATGAAGGATATGAACCTGTTCCTTTTCTGATTGTTTTAATTTTGTAAACATCAGAGAAACCAAGGTCATAAGGACCATTGATACCTGCTGTTGAACAATCAATCATAACATAACGACCAGCATTAAGTGTCTTTTTGATTTCAAGTGCAGTTGTTCTTGCCACTGGATATGTTACGGTAGCATAGAAAATACTTGGGAATGTTTCTTGTAGATTAAACTGCAATGATGTTGATGTTGTTGCAATTGTTCTTTGTGAACCAGCATAAGCACCAATACCAAACAGATTGATTTGGTCACCTGCTTCATAAATCTTGGTAAGAGTATTGCCATTGTTTGATGAAGGTAATGACTGGTCAACTACAAGTTGCGTATCATTGACAATAGACACAACTTGATAAATGAACGTATTACCTGATAACTGAATCTTATCACCAACATTTAGGCTAGTAAAGTGTGTACCTGTACCATTAAGGATAACGTTTGATGATGATGTTGATGTAACACCACCTAAACCAACTGCCATGCTTGATGCACCACCAGAGGTCTTATTAAATGTTACATAAATTCCATTTGTTCCAATTCCCTGTAGAGTTGTTGTGCCATATGGGAACTGCTCAATACCAGCAGAAATCGAAATGGTGAAAATACCATTTGTTGAGACCTGCACCGCAGACGCAACACCTTGTGTATCATTGAATTCAAATGATGTATGTGAAGAAAGTATATCATTGGAATCTCTAACTGTATCTGTGTAATTAGAACCAGTGAAATACAACAATGTTGATTGCGGAACATTCTGTAGAACTGCGTTACCATTAAGGTCTAAAATACTATCAGCACCGATTGCGGAGTTATATCCACCAACCGCGGCCGCATAAAGACTTTTTACCTGACCAAAAGTATATGAACCTGTCATTTTTATGTCAGCAAGGTAAACATTATACTTGGCATCATATCCTGGTGTACCAGAAATATATTGGACTGATAGAATAATAGCAGTACCAATTAGAGTACCGGTTTGTGCGGCAGTAGACCAACCTTTTCCAGTAATTCTCTTTTGTGCAGTATCATAAAGGCCTATTGTATTGCCATTATTAAGTTGCCAACCACCAACAAATTCATTGACAGTAACATATTGACCCATATTTGCAGCAGCTAACTGTGATGTTATGTTTGCTGTTGTTAGACCTTTTTCTGTAGCAAGGTCCATAGTTGCTGGCATACCAACTTGATAACCGGAAACATATGCGGTTCCTGGTGATACACCAACATAAAGTAGTTTATTATTTCCGTTTGGATAACGACCATAGTTAGAACCAGTATCATCATGTTCTTTTAGTTGAACATCAAGGCCATTAACAACATAATCACCAGAGTTATCGGATGTGCGACGAGCCATTGCATCATTAATATATGCATATTGTGTATTGGCACTATATGATTTAACAACACCATTCTCAATTGTAAATAATGATACGAAATCTTGGACACTAGGTGATGCATCAATTGGAACAACATCAAGTGTTGGGTTCAACATAAGTCGGTCGGCACCTGGTGCGGAATAGTTTGATGCTTCTTGTGCAGGATCCAATAGTGTTGAATCTTGAGAAGATTTTACAATGTCTTCGGTGATATAGAAACCAACACGGGCGGTTGGGTTTGCATTGTAGCGGTCAATAATAACTGCCTGATCTGGAAATGCCACGAAATGATTCTTGGCAAATAGAACACCTGAAGAGATGCTAAAACGTGAACCTTTACCGGTTGCGTTTGCTGTATTGGCAACAACCAGTGTTTTGATTGTTCCATTAATGTTTGCTTGTAAGGTTTCACCTGCTTGGAATGCCTTAATAGATGCGTTGGCACTTGAAGAAGATGTATAAGCAACATAAAGTGTTTTTGTGTTTTGTGATGATTGTGTACCGTCTAGAACCTGAATTATTTTAGCGGTAATGTTTGATGTGGCACCAACAACCTCCAAACGTGTATTACCTTTGGACTTACCTTGATTGATATATGTATTCCATTGGTCAATACTTACAGCATTATTAGCAGCATCAAAATCATTGATTTTTACGTATGGTATACCACGACCTGCAGGAAGACCTGCGTTTGTTTCTAACGTGAACTGTCCTGGAATAACGATTGTGCCATCTTTAAAGATGTTCTTACCAAAACGTGCAATCTGCTCTTGTAATGCGGTCTGCATCTGTGTGAGTTCACGGGCCTGAACTGAATAACCTGGCTTAAAGAGGATTCGGTAATAACCTTTACTAGGATCATAGTCATCATAGTAAGGTGAAACATCGAAATTTGTTGTTAATGATGTGCTATTGGAAGTGTTGGCATCCATTTTATATTTTTCCTCTTAGAAACTTAGAACTATTTTGAAATTTTCGTTTTGATCGTCTGCTCTTTCGATAGCAGTAATGTTGTCCTTATATAGGATACGTCCAACATAAGGTTGTAAATCCGGATTTGCCACTGAACTGACATATCTTGTCGCAGCACTGGTGTAACCAACGATTGGTTGTGATGCTGGCGTTCCTTCAACGTTGTTCAATTTTAATACGGAATTAGCAGAATCCCATGCAGTTACCAATCCTCTAAATGTAGCATTGGCTAAATTTGTACCTTGATAGGCAATTTCACCCAATACATAATTTGTTGTTGAACTTGATTGACTTAGTGTAATGACGGTTGCTTGTGAAAATGCAGAATTGGTCATTGTGTTGGAGGTGCCATAAACTAATGGGTTATATAACATTGAAATTTGTCTATAGTCACCTTGTGTTGAAATAACTCCATCTTCACTACCATTAAGGTCAACATTAATCATAACATAAGAACCACCTAGTTCGTATAATGCATCCGAACCATGACCGCCTGGAGGACTGATAACTACCCTGGCATTGGCATATCTACCTACGGTTGAACTAATAATAACGTTAGCATAGGTATATCCAGCACCAAAGTTATCAACAACAATGCTTTGAACTGTATCGGTTTGTGTATTAACCACCGCATAAGCATTAGCAAATCGACCGTCACCAACTATAGAAACAGAAACGGTATTTTGATATAGATATCCACTTCCACCATTTGTAACTAATATACTATTGATAGCACCAAAAACCGCATCTTCTTGTACCTGCCATTGTAAAGAACTATCATCGGAAGTTAATGTCTTTACTGGAATAAAACTGGAAGTTGTAAACTTTTGTTGTTCATCGACACTCAAGGTATACATATATTTCCAATAATACTGGTCAGCAGTTTGAAATACGATACCTGGGTTGGTAGATGTTGGTTTATATGTAGAAGGATGACCATAATTATTGGCAATACATTTATAAACGTTAAAAGCGTCTGTTACCACATAATATGCTGTATTAGCACCTTTTTTCAATGAATCTTGTGTGTGGTCGTATGCAATATAAGTTGTGTTTGCAGTCCAATTAATTCTTGGAATAACATGACGCAAATCATTACCGTTGATTAGTTTACCACCAATCATATATTTCCAAGTTTCATAGTAAGATTCGACAGAGGTATTGGCCTGATCCGGATTTAAATCATTTGTCCATGGAGTTTGATGGCCAAATGTTAGATAAACATTGGATTCACTAAAAGATTGTATAAATTGTTCTGCCGAATAAACTTCAAGGTCTTTGGAGTATGTTGATGCCATTATCTTTCTCTTTATTACCTTCTATTTATATGCCAAATTTTTACGGATGTGTCGTAATTGTAATATGCGTGTTGATAACATTCACCGTATTCATTAAGGTTTGATTATTATCTTGGAATAGGTATTCACCATACACCTTCAAACCGGCTGGGTGAATAATATCACTTAATGCTTTTCTATATTTGTTGAGTGATTCCTCAATTTGCACCACATAAGAGTATTTTTGATAGAAATCTCTATCCTGTAATACATATGGAGAACTTGGTTGACCTGCCTGATCAAGGTAACGACCAGGATAAGTGTAAATACCTGTAACAATGTTAGAATATGCCTGTGCAGTTCCGTCACCTTGTGTAGATAAATCAATAATTGGTGCTGTTCTATAACCAAGTCCACCTGAAATAATTCTTAGAGATTGAATTGAACCAATGACATTTGATTTTGCAGTAAGCACGGCATCATCACCAATAATAGCAGACACAACTATGTTAGCACCATTACCAGTTGATGTATGTATATTCGCGGTTGGTAACAAATCAGCACGATAACCATATCCACCTGGTATTCTACCTGGTTCAGCAAAGAAATTAACCTCTGTAATTGTTCCATTAGCATCAACAACCGATACCTGTGCATTAGCACCAATACCATAAGTTGCATATGGATTATCAAATGTAATCTGGTCGCCTGCCTGATAATTTCTGCCACCATCAATAATATCCATTCTTCCAAGAATACCCATTGAACGAATAGTAGTATTTGATACAACAGAAACATTAGGTAGTTCTACGTATCCAGAACCAGGATTAGTAATAGCACAAGAGACAATTGGCCCGCAAGGCCCGTATGACCAGTAAATCATTGAGTTTGCTAATAAAGTATTGACATTAGGTTTTTTATTAACAACAAAAGAAACGTTTGAAAGTCCACCAGGAAGTCCTGGTTGAATCGTTAATTCCCAATAATACTTATTACTTGCTGTAATGGTTTGATAAGTATTCTGCACAAAAAGAACGTCACCAGTTTCAAAATAAACATTTGAGTTGGCCAAATTTTTACTTAATGTTATATCATTAATTGTTCCACCAGGTTCGGTGGAGATGTTCAAATTAGATGTATTGGACCATTGAGTTGCTAAATTGGAATATGCCTGTGTTTCTACAATGTCACCAACAGCATTTACTATTGGTAAATCTGCGACTTGGTCAATAGTAGAACCAACAATGTTATAATATGCTGGGTGGAAAGTATAATCATCTAAAACAGAATATACATTGGCAGCCGCATTTGCTCCGCCGCCGCCGACAAATAGTAATGGGTCATTTACTTTATAACCAGCGCCAGGAAATACAACATTAACGGCCTTAATTTTACCTTCTAGATGACTTTTGGTAACTTTACCAATAACAACCTGACCACCAAATCCAAATTGAAGGGCACCATTTGAAACAACATATCCATTTTCATCAACTGGTATAACTGGAACAGCCGCACCCTCAACGTATCCAGAACCAGGAGATGTTACGGTTGTGTTAATAATAATACCTGAATAAACGTTGGCGGTTAGTGTTTTAAATACACCTTGGTCTTCAATTGTAGTATAAACGGTTTCACCATCATAGAAATCTTTAAGCACATCGGAAACAATCATTTCCGTAACTAAAACACCACTCTGGTAATATGGATTGATACTTTCTACCGTAGCAGTAGAATTTGATGTTACACCTCTAATAGAAGTATTGACAAACCTTGAATATGCGGTGCTATTGGCAACATTATCAACCATAACGTCTTTAATGTTAATAGATTTTTGAATGAACCAATTACCATCGGATGCTTTGAGAATGTTATTTTGAGGATAATATACGGTTGCTTCTTTATTGAATAGGATTCTGGCCAAAAATCTAATGGACTTTTCCGAACCTCTAGAACGATAAAAATCTTTAGCATGTTTAAGAATACGAATAGGGTCAACAAGTGAATCCGATGGAATAAATTTAATAAAGTTTTTATAGAATTCTTCATTTAGAATGTGGTATTCTTCGTTTTCACCACCACCTTCTTCCAAATAATCAGCATTTAGAGTGTCAATGTCATAGAAGTCCTGAAATCTTTTGGCGGTATACATCATGCCGCCGTCTTGTTCTAGTGACTTATAATATGCTTCTAAAAATTCAACAAACTTAGGGTGGTCTCTCCTAACGAATTCGGGTAGTTGTGAATTGACTAGATATGATGTTTTATTATTTGATGAGTCAACCATTATACTTGTGGTACCATGTTCAATTGAATGGCTTGAGCATTGTTTGTATCAATAGCCAACAATCTGTTTCTTAATGGTGTGATAACCGTTAATTCTGGAACTACGTTTACGGTTAATACATTTTCGTCATAGAATGGATTTAGAGCAACTTTTTGCAAATCCAAACTTGTTAGCGTGATGATACCATTTAAGTAGTCAATAGTTCCAGCATTATTATTTACATAAACTTTTTGGCCATTTGACTGGTAATAATATGACCTTATTGCTCCGTAATTGGAACTAAGTGTTATTGATAAAGATGCCTCAACACCAGAGGAGTCGGTAATACTAACTTGTGCGAGAGTATAATTAATACCTGCGTTTGTTACATTAACAGAACGAATTCTTCCGTTAACCACAACTGCTTCGGCTGTAGCACCGGTACCGTCACCGGTAATCGTAATAGTAGGAGTGCTAGAATATCCGTAACCAGCATTGATAACACCAATAGAACCAATACCTGTATATGATGCTGGAACTTCTTCAAAGAATACTTGCCTTGATGTTCCAGTCACATCAGGTACGGTTACTTGTGGATATGTGTAGAGTTTTTGATACTGGTCACCTTTTCTAATAGGTGTATTGAAATTAATAGTATAAGATTGTATAGTTCCTGGAGTCAATACTGCTCTGTTTTGTAAGTATAGTGTAATGTCGGAAGCAGTAATGGCTGCATCCGAATTTTCAATATAACTCTGTAACTTGGACAAAACGAAGGTTGACTGGAAATTATACAACTCATTTTCTGCGTAGTTGAAAATAGAGTTCTTTACCTCATTTAACAAATATGTTTCTGGTTGTGTTGTTAGAGTAGGGTTGTAATAAACATTTCCTCCAACCAATATGAACACATATTCTGGGTCAACAATTTCAGGAACAACGGTCAAAACATTTCTATTTGTAACTAAAGCATTTTTTATGTTCTGTTTTTCTAATGCGGTTAGAGTATAATAACCTCTAGTTTTTAGAGATAGATAAACCTTACCATAAACAGGTGGTATATTAGTTTCACCACCCCAGACAGAGACAGCCTCAATATCAGGAAAATCTTTTGTTACGATGGATTCATAATCATTAATAGTGACACAACGGTTCTGTGCGGTATAATAATATGGTGCTCTAAATCTAATGTTTTCTATATTTTCTTTATCTGTACCACCATATGAACCTTGTGTAACCGTAATCTTAACATTATTCTTAAATAACCCAGCAATAGGGTCTGTAAAAACATACTTTTGAACACCGTTGGCAACTGAACCAACCGTATCCAAATATGTGACTTGAACAATGTTTCCATTAGCAGGTTTTTGACCTAGAACATTATCACCGAAATAAATGGTGTAATTTAAATCTTGGTCTTCTTCAAGGAAATATACTTTAGAATTGGCCTGAATTTCTGTCAAATCAGCAGCCAAGAAATACTGGGTAGTTTGTGTATTGGATGAGGACTCTTGTACCGTAACAATCATTGTATCAGTATCTACGTTAGCAGATGGAATCTGGTATCGGCCTGTAACGTTATTGGCATCAATAACAAATTGATTGGTGATAACCTCACCTTGTTTGATTACTACATTAGCAAAAGAAAATGAACCGTTATCTTTATATGCTGTATTGGCATTGACGGTTGCAAATGGATAATTGGTACCATTGATATCGGCACCAACAAGTCTGGTATATTGGTCTAAAATAATATAATTGACGTTAGGATTTTCACCATTTGATGGTGTGACTTTGATGTTTAATAGAGATTGAGCACCGTGTGCGGAATCTGGAATGTAATT